TCTATAGTTAATAATTCCTGTAAATACATTTTCAGATTTTTCAGAAAAGTCAGCAGAAATTAATTGATAAACATCTTCTTCTTTTAATTCAGGCTTTAAAGAAGTGTAAAGTGTATTTAACTTTTCAGTCAATTCAGAAGATACTACTCCTTCTCTTGATTCTTTAATCTCTGCTATTAATTCAGATTTAGCTTCTGCATCTGTTTCTTTAGTAGACTTTAATAACTCTATTTGAGTTTCTGTTAATTCTACAGGTAATAATTCTATCCAAGTTCCTTCTATTATTGATTGATAATTTTTCATATTTTTATTTGTTTTTTATGTTATTGATTATTAGGGTTTCCATTTCCATCTACACAGTAATAAGTTCTTCCACTACCTGATACGGTTGCAAATGTACCTAATGTTATACGACAATAAAATAATTTTCCTGATAATGTTCCCATTAAATTTGCACCAAATGAATATTCCCCTCCTACACAAGAAGTAAATATTCCTGATGATGTTCCGTTACCTCCAAATGAATTAATTCCTGCTGTGCAATTTGTAAAAGTTCCTAAAGACGTTATTCCAAATGAACCATCTCCACCTGTGCAATTAGTAAACACACCACTTGCTGTGCCACCGTCACCTCCAAATGAATTATTTCCACCTGTGCAGTTATTAAACGTGCCACTCGCAGTGCCGGCACCACCAAATGAAGCCGGTCCACCTGTGCAGTTAGTAAACGTGCCACTCGCAGTGCCGGCACCACCAAATGAATCCTTTCCACCTGTGCAGTTTTCAACCCTTAATAAATTTAATGAATTTGCTATAGTAAAGTTTAATGTTCCAACATCTACACCTCTGACAAATACATCATTTGCAGTTATCTCTATTGTAGTTGAGCCGTTAAATACTATACTTTTATTTCCATCTAATGAAACTAAGTCAATGTATTGTGTACTCATTACAAAATTAGCAGTGCTAAAATTATAATTTCCTGGTGCAGCAATTATAGTAATTCTATTTGTTATACTTGGAGACATACCCTGAGCAGTAACATAAGCTGCTTGTAACTCTGCTGCATTTTGTACATCTGTACCATTTGCTGCCACATAAACATATTGAGTTCCTTCTAGTCCTCCTCCAAAAAGGGTTCCTAATTCTTCTACAGTTATTTTATCTGTAGAATCTGCACCTACTCTTACAATAGGTAAAATATCCACTGCTGGATTTATTTGATTTCCTAATACATTAGGAAGTTGAGTTATTTTTACACTTGCCATTTTTATTTATTTAATATCTTTTATTTATTACTTATATACTCTTATTTCTATTGGAGTGTTGTATAATAGTGTATCTGCGCCACGAGATGTTTGGTATACCAAATCAACATCTAGTGTGTTTAAAAAAACAACATTTTCATCCTTTCTATTAATAACATAATGTAAAAAATTTGCGTTACCTCCTCCACCGCCATTATTGTTTTGAGTAATTTCGTAAAATGTTTTATTCTCAACAAACAAACCATTAGAATTTATTTGATACACCCCCTCAATATCATAAGTAAACCAAATATTACCAATAGTATTTTTTAATACAGTTACTATGGGAGCGCCATTATTATAATCTAATTCTGTTGAACCAACCCAGCTTGCAGCAGTAGTTCCTGTTGCAACAAATTGAACTCCATTTGCATTACTTGGTGCGCCTACATTCGTGAAATCGTCACCTGATTTATAGTTGTTAATTTCATAAGTAACACCAATAACTAGACTACCATTATCAATCTTTGACCAAGTTTGAGGGTCATTTCCTCCGCTTTGAGTTAATAAAGCTGTGTAAACGCTGTAAGGTCTAGTAAATGAACCTATTTCTTGTACTGTGGTTTTTACTGTCTCATTACCTTGTACAATAGGTAATACTTCTGAACCTGTTAATGGTCCTGAGGGGTTTAATTCTGTTATTTTTACACTTGCCATTTTTATTTAAATTATTGAGTTACAATATATTGACCATTTTGAGATAATAAACAATTTGAATTTTGAGTAATAAGATGAGTTAATAAATCACAACATTCAAAAACTTTTTTAATTACTCCAGTAAAACTAATTGTTTCAATAGTTTTTTTAGGTCTTATAACATCAGTGGTAATCCACCACTGTTCACTTCTTAATCCAGGGCAGAAGGTTTCTGTAAATTCACAATTATAAATATCCATTACTATTTTATTAAGGGAAGTCCAGTTAGCTCCTGGCTTCTTTCTTCCTTTTAATAAGTAGGCTTTTCTAATAAAAAAATCTGCTTGGTTTTCACAACAAGGAATGTTAAAACAACTAAAAATGTCATTAACAACATCTGTCATATTAATGAAAGCCCCTTGATTGACTTGCTTTATTTTACTTTCAATAATTGCCTCTGAAAGAATTAATGTATTTTTCATGTATTAATTTTTTTTTTATTTTGATTATTTAAAATCAAATGTAAATTTAAAAAATAATTTTAAATTTATTGTTTTTAATTTTTATTTTTTTTGTTTATAAAAAAAATAGGTGGCAAAGAAAACTCTACCACCTACCCACACAAAACAACAGATATATTAATTTAAATTAATATATTTTATTATTATAATTTATGCAATACAATCAAGACTAATTGTTTTTCCACAAGGTCCTGTAGTAACAAATGCATTTAGTACTCCTTCTACAGCTGCTTGAGTTACAGTATCTGTATTAGGAATTAGAATTGTAGTTATAAACTTAGGTGTCCATTTTTGACTATTAGCATCTTCATTAGTAGATGTTGAATGGTGTCCTAGTGAATACTGACAATATGATTTTTCACACTCTACTAGCAAATTTTTAGTTCTTGAAACTTCTAGTTGAGCATAGTAAGGAGCTCCTGTAGTTTCAACTTCATTGTTCAAACCATCAAAACCTGTACCACCTGGCATTTCCATATACTCTTCCCACTGAAGATCTGCCCCTATACCTTTTGGCATAGCTAAAGCTGATAAATTTTGAGTTGCAAGTGTACTATTTGGTGCCCAACCTGAATTTAAAATAGTTTGGATAGAACCAATAGTGTATCTTTGCATAATGCTTTCAGCTGTAGGGAAACAACCACACTCTTGAGTATTAACTTTGAAAGTTATTGTAAATCCTGCAGCATAAGTAACTCCATTAACTGTAAGAGCACCCCCTGTAATATTAGCAACTGAAGCTACATATTTTTTTAGTAATTCATTTCCTTGAATTTCTGCAATGAATTTATTTCTCAAATCATTTACATTTGGAGTATAATCACAATCACCATCACATGAAGGACAAACTTCTGATTGTACAGAAATTAGTTCTGTATGAAATCTATTTTCTGGGTAGAAAAAGTTTAATGTTGGATCACGCAATTGAATACCAATTGAGTAATTAGTAGAGCAATCAATACAAGAGAAATAAAATGAAGCAGTATTTGAACTACCTGCTTGTGGAGCATCTACATTAGCATAATCAATAAGACATGAAGAAAGGGTTTCTCCATTACTTACTCTTACTTTTTTAGACTTTGTAGCTTGACCAGTAACAACACCTACACCTATTGCAATAAAAATTTCTTTTACTCCTACAACAGTAGAAGCATTTACTGCAGTATTAGTTTCAGCGTTAAAAAATCCAATTTGACCTGGAGCCAAATTGTACCATTTGTTTACTGCATCGTACAAAGCTGTACCAGTTGTAACAATAGCAGCATTTCCTTTGGTTGGAAGGAAAATAGTTTTTTGAATTCTAGTTGACATAATTTATTTATTTAAAGTTTTTTAAGATTATATTTTTGATATGTTTAAAATTTTATTTAATTGAGATTCAAAATCTATAGTGTTTCCGATATCTCTCATTGCAATTAATACTGCAATATCTATTATTTTGTTTGCTTGGAATGTAGAGTCAATTTCTATGTCTCTTTGAACTGCTGGAGTTCCATTGGGTAAGTTATAAGTTCCTCCTCCATTTAAAAAATCTACAGGATTACCTGGTCTTAAAGGCTTTCTGATATAAGTTAAAAATACTTTTTCTATATCAAAATCTTCATAATAAAGATATAATTTGTTTCCTGAAAGATCTAAATTTACTCTTTCAAAAGTAAATGAAGAATTAAACATAGGATCATTTACATATATATCATCTTTTTGAACAATGTAATTTTTTATTTTCTTTTTATTCTCACATTGGTTATGTTTACACAAAGAATATGATTCTAAATATCTATAATAATCCAAAGGCAAATTTGCAGTATAATACTCATCAGTTACTTTAGTAACAGGTATTTCTAGGTCTTTAATTTCTAATTGCCTAATGTCATCTCTTCGCTTTTGATTTAACTCTAATTGCTCACAAATACTTTCAACATAAATTATATAGGCCTCAAATATGTACTCATCAATCTGAGGTATAAGAAAATTTGCATTTCTTAATCCATCTACCTTATTAGCGTGTTGTTTAAATTTATAGTGGGCTTCTTTTATAGAATACATTACTTCATCTTAGCTTTTAAAGCCTCCTCTAAAGTCAACAATAATGCAGAATTTTCTGGTTTAGATAAGAAGTCTACAATATGTATTGTGTCAGTAGCAAGAGTCTCTCCATTAAATAATACTTTTGTACTTTCTTTTCTTAATATTGCATATTGAAACAACTGCTCTGTTAAAACTGTTAATTCTAATTTTGCTTTATTTTTAGGGTCTGATAATTCTAAGAATAAATCTTGAATAGCTGTTAGTGTTTCTCTAGAAGAATTTTCTGTAATTTTAGAATAAAGTAAATCTTCTACAATAACTTCTTTTTCTTCACCTGTTAATTTTATTCCTAACGCTGTAGACATATTTTTCTTTTGAGTTTTAGTAAGTCCTTCAAATCTAGCATGTAGTTTACTAACTCTTTCTCTTTTAGTCTCTCTAACTATAGCATCTGCCTCTTCATCTGCAATAATCCATTCTGCTGTTGGGTGTTTTGACAAATTATTTTCTCCTACAATTGTCATAGGGTCAGAAGTCATAATAGCATAAACTAATTCATCTAAAGGATTTCTTAAGTCTAATATACTTATATCTCTTCCTAGTTTTGCCTTGCAATTTTTATGAGTAAAAAATGGATCTAATCTATTTGATGAATCTGCTTCTGAAATTTTTGTTCCAGTAATTTCATCATTAAATCCTAGTTTTTTTACTAAAATATTTATTTCTTCTTTAGTATATCTAGCATTAACAGGTCCTAAATTATATTGATAAGTTGCTTTATCAAATCTAGGTCTAATAGTATTACTATTAGCTAAGAAGGCATAAGTTTCTCCAATTTGTTTATAGGAGGGATCAATATTTACCTGCCAATGTTTATTTTTTAAAATATTAGGGTAAATCTTTACTTTTTGTGGTCGTGAGTGTGTGTTTGACATATTTTTTGTTTTTTTTTGTGTGTGTATGTTTATGTTTAGTGTGAAGAATGGAGTTGAACCATTTCGAGTTAGATTCCTGTAATCTACTTCACTATAAAAAAAGGGGTGATTAATGGGTTCACCCCTTGAAACCCTCAAGGAATTTATCTTCCTCTCAATACTGCAGGGATTAGTTCCCCACACTTAGTAACATCTTTTACAAGGATACCAGCATCTTCCATTCTATGTACAGTCCAGAAGTCACCAGCATGAGACATTAGTGCACCTTGGCTATTTCCATAAGGGTTAGATAAACCACCTGTGTAACCATAAGCAACATCTCTTGAAGATTTCAAATAAGCAATGTTTTTACCAAAGCCATCACCCAAACCATAGTTTATAAATGTAAATCTTGAAGATTCTGCTGGATAACCATTCTCATCTAGAATAGTGTTGAAAGTTACATCATCATAAGCTTTCATATGCATAACTGTCAATGAACCACCAAATTTCAATTTGTACTGTGTCCAAGGAGTTTCAGTATAAGACAATCCTGTTGGACCACCTGGTACCAATGAAGTTCCATCAGTTTTAATAAAATAATCTTTCATATCTTTGAAGAAACCTTGAGTTATTTGATTGATAGCCTCATCAAACAATCTTAGTCCTATTTCACCTGTCCACATTACAACATTACGTTGGTCATAAGCTACTCTACCAAAGAATATATCTTGCAAAAAGTCTTTAACTAGACCTATTGTAAAAGTGTTATAAAATTCTCTATAACCATCTTCTAGTATTTCTTGAAGACCTGGACCTTGGTGAACATAATAACCTGTAGACTCATCAACTACTGTAGAACTACTTCTTTGATACATCAAGTGAAGTTCTTTTTCCATTTCAAATTCTTTGTTGAATTTGATTTCAGCAACTGAAGTAATATACATATTACCTTTGTTTTTAGAATTCATAGCAGTTGCAATTCTTTTTTGGAATGCATCTGTAGACTCTCCTGCTTTTCTTCCTGCAAGAATCAACAAATCAGCTTCAGTCAAGTTACCATTCAATTTTCTTTGAGCAGCATCTCCTGTCATTTGATATTGTTTTCTGAATCTAGAAAGACCAGAACGGAATTTAATTTTTCCAATTGAATCTACACTCATTGAACCACCTTTTACAGAGCCTTCAGAATAAGTAGAAGCAAGTTTCATAATTCTTGATCCAATAACAAATAGATCAGTTGGTACAAATAGTGTAGGATCATCTGTCATCAATTTAACTGTGTAAATTGTTGCAGAACCATCTTTTTGACCAGCAGCCATAACACGCATGTTATATTTTTTGCTGTCAGTAAATACTAGAGTATCTCCTTCAACATAAGTACCTAGATCAAGTTTAATTTTAAATGGTCTTTGAGCAATACCTTTAGTAGTATTACTAGGTTCAACATCCTCTACAATAAGAGATGGTCTGTAACCTGATACCATAAATTCCCACTCTACTTTGTTTCCATCTACAGTAATAGTATCTGCACCTTGAGCTAGTTCAAGCAAAGGAGCTGTACCATCAAATAAAGATTTCATTGAAGCTAGTTGGCCCATACCACCTAATGCTTCTGTGTCAGTTTTAATCAAACCTGCTTGGTAAAGATTATTTAGGTTGGTATAGTTCATACCCCAGTTACGATCTCCCGTAAGCATTGGAGCTTTGATAATACCAAATTTACTTTGTGATAATTTCATATTAGTTTATTTTATTTTTGAATAGTTAGTTTATAAATTCTAATTTAATTTTTTCTGTTTTAACTTTTCCTGCATTTCTTTTTAAAATCTCAGCTAGTTTACTTTTTTCTTTACTAGCTATTTCAACTTTATCAGACTTATCAGATAATCCTTCATAAAGTTTGTATGCAAGAGCAACCATTTTTTCTGGATCTGAAAGATATTCATTTAATACTTTTTTAAATCCAGTAGAGTTACCTATTATTTCCCCTTTTTCATTTTTAACTTCTAAAGAAGAAAAAATAAAATCTTCTAAGTTACTCTTTTCATTTTTAGCAATAATAACATTATTACTTTTTCCTCTTTGAATAACTTCTCTTATTTTGCCAACTGTTTTTATATATTGTTCTCTTTGTATTTTCATATACTCTTCTTGAGACTCAATAAGTTTTTGTTGTTGGTCTTCTCTAAAGGATTGTAAATCTGCTTGAATTTTAGATGCTTGAGTAAAAAGCTTTCCTTTTTCAGTGTAACCTTTTACAAGTTCATCAGATTCTTCTTCATCTAATCCTTTAACACTTATAAGATAGTTTTTAACTAAAGCTGTAGCATTATCTTCATCTTCAATATTTACGTCAACCCAGTTAGTTTGTTCGTAAGTAGAAATATATTCATCTATATTTCCACCATGTTTTAAAAATTTAAGAACTCCATCTACTTTAGGGTCATCAACCTTATAAGCTTGCTTTACCATTTGTAAAGCTTTTTCTTCTATAGTGCTTTCATAAGCATCAAATAGAGACTCTTCATCTCCATTCCAATCTTCAGGTAAATTAAGTAATCTTCTTTCAGCTAGTTCAGAAGCAAATACTTTTAAAGGATTCTCATTATCCTCTGTATCATCTTCTTCTGAAGACTCTTCTTCATCTAGTTCTTCAGAATTATCTTTACTTTTTTTATTTAAAATAGTTTTTTTCTCTTCTTCAGATAAATCTAACTCATCTAAGTTTTCATCATCTATTAAATCAGAATTGATAAGATCATTTTCACTTTCTTCATCTTCATTAATTTCTGATTCATTTAAAGAATCTATCTTGTCTGTTAAATTATCATCCTTGATGATATTTTCATTAAACTCTAAGATTTCAAAATCTAAATTGTTATCTGTCATATTGTTAATTGTTTTATGTGGTTAATATTTTTTTTGTTTTGTAGTACAAAATTGAAAAAAAATTATTTTATTTTTGAATTTATTATTTTAATAAATAAATAATTTTAAAATAAATACTTAATTATCAATAGTTTATTTTTTTTTATTTGTTAAAAATAATATTATAAACTTTTAATTTCTTTTTCTAATTTTTTATTTTCTAATTCAATTTTTTTTAATTTTTCAGCATCTATTTCAGATTGTAAACTATTATTTTGTTTTAATTTTTCAAGTTCAAGTAAATCATTTTCTTTATTTTCATTAATATCATTAAGCATTGCAAACCTAGAAGAACTTATTTCTGCTGCTCTTAAAGTAGTAGCATTTTTATCATCTGCCATTTGTTTTTGAAACTGCATTCTTTGTTGCTCTACTTGCATTTGCATTTGTTGCATTTGCATTTGTTGTTCTTGTTGTTGTTGAACTGCTTGCTCATCTCTCTTAATCTTATCTTCTTGAAGTCTATTTATAACATTTTTAATTTCTGTTGCATTTTCAGAAGTTAAAATTTCAGGAACTATTCTTAAGTCTCCACCTGAATTTTGTATAAGTGGTTGAATTAATCCTTTTAACTCATTAATTACCTGCGTATCTTTAAGTGTATTTGTAATATATACTTTATAATTATAATTAGCAAAATCAACTAATTCTGTATTTAATGTAGCTACACTTAAATCTGATAAAATATAAGAAGCCTTTAATGGGTTATCTTTATAAATTACTTTACAAATTTCTATAAAGTTTTCAGTAGTTCTTTCTTTTACATAATTATGCATATAGAACCACTTTTCTGTTTGATTAGAAGATTGTATAATATTTTGTTGATTATTACCTATAGATTCATAAGGAGATTGCATTCCTAGTCTGTTAGGATTATAACTCATAGCTTGAGTCATTTTTCTTTCAATATAATCTAACAAGTTTATTTTTTGTGCAATGTCTTGAGTATGAGATAGATTTATACTTTTCCAATACTGAGGGTCAATACCCATGCTTCTTAAATCCCCATCTTTTGAAGCACTAATCAAAGCTACTTTAAACTTCTTAATATATGTCATCCATTGTGTAGGAGTAAGGTCTTTAGGTATTTGCTCTTGTAAACCTAATAGTATATTACCTATATCAGTTTTCATAATCTCTATAATTTGATTTACAATCACATTATAAAGAAACTGCCAAGGTTTTCCTAAATCTGCAATAGATATTGGTGCAGAGTTTCTTGCAGAGTAAACTGTTCCTGTATAAGGTCCTCTTATTTGAAAAGGATTATCAATATCTCTATATTGATTAGGAATAGGTTCAATTTTTAAATAAATCTTAGGATTGGTAAAAATCTTATAACCATGCCAATATTCTGGTATCCATAAAATTTCTTGTTTAATATCTGTAGCCTTATTAAATACATAAGTTTCATCAGCAATACTTTTTTCTAAAGTATTATTTTCATTTAATCTATAAATATATTTAATTTTTTTAAGAGTCTTCCATACAACGTGAGTTACTCTAAGTCTTCTAGTTTTATAATTATCATTATAATCATCTTGCCAAGGATCTGCCCAAATAGGTGTATTTTCTGAATTTACACCATCCATAAGAGCATTAGGAATTACTTCCCATACTTTAGAATCTGAAGGAGAGTTTAAAGTAGATTCATATTTATCTAAAACTTCTCTTTCTTCCTCAGTAATAATATTACCAAAATGTTGGTATATTTCATAAATACTTAAATATTCATCATAAGTACACCAATCTGCTTCGTCAAGATAATCAATATCTTTTGATTTAGAATAATTAAAATATAATGGATTACAAGCTTTAATAATAGGTTTACCATTCCATTCTCCAGTCCAATAAATTTCTTCTCCTGTAATAATTACATCTTTCCAACCTTTATCAAATATACCTTTTAATCTATCTGTTCTTATATGATATTGTAAAATTTCATCTGTTAGTTTTTCTTCAGGCAATTTAAAATGATTTGCCATGTAAGTCTCTACCTCTACAGGAGTTATTCTTTGTAAGGTTTGCTCTATTTGAGCATCTAGACTTTGTTGTAATTCTTCTAATTTTTTTAAATATTCAGGATCTAATGTAGGGTCCATATTAGCCCTAGCTTCTTGAATTTTTTTAGCATTATCTGCTTTTATCTTTGTTAGTAATTGTTCTTTTACTATTTTTGAAGTATTTTCTATTAATAACTCTTTGCGAGTTCTTTGTCTAACAGCCTCACTATTAGAACTAGTTGTAACTACTCTTAAATTAAAAGGTCTTTTAATTTCTTCTCCCTCTAAATCATTTAACACATTTTGTAGTATAGGGAAATGAATATAGTCACTTTGGTTAAATTCCATTTCTGGAATATCAACTCCTAGTTCTGTAGAAATAACTTTACCAGTATCCAAGTAGCTATCAAAGTCCATTCTACCATTAAATAACTCATAGTTTACTTTGAACTTTTCTTTTCTTTCATTATAGAAATTATATTGGTTAGCAAAAAAATCCATTTTTGCTCTAGCCCATTCATAATTATTTGCTATCTTTTTTTTATAAGAATATCTATCAGTGCCTACTTGAGACAAAAGTACATCACTGACATAATTTTCATTTACTACCATGTAATAATAATTTAATCTACAAAATTAAAAAAAAATTAATAATTTATTAAAAGTTTATTTTTGAGCCTGTTATTATGTAATTCTTGATAAAAATCTAAACTAGTTTTTTTAACAATATTTTCTGTTTCCTTAATAACCAATTCTTTATCTTGTTCAATCCAAAGCATTAGTAATAAAAAAGCAGACACCCTGTCAAAGTTTCCTTTATCATTATATTGTATAAGTTCTTCTAATAACAAGTCATCTTTAATTGTATCTAAGTTTCTGACAATTATTTCTCTATTAGTTCCATCTAATAACTCTTCAACATATTTCTTTTTTTCCTCTAACAACCATTGTTGTGCTAATCTTAAAGCATATTGCTTTAAAGGATTAGTCATAGGTACTCCTACATCATATTTCATTGTAGGGTCTTTAACAGCCTTTTCAATAATTTGTTTAGGTGTAGGGGCAAGTATATGATAGTTGCCTGTACGCATACAATAATTTTTAAAATCAATAATGTTATTTTCAAACATTACTTGTGCATTAAAATACTTAGCTGCTAAAACACATTGTAAATGAATATCTTCTGGCATATCATACCTTCCTACCCACCAAGCTACTAGTTCATTACCATTACCATCTATTGTGTTATTAGATTTATAAACATATATAGCAGCCAATGATGTACCACCCCCTTCATCTTTAATAGGGTCATAAATTATTTTATATAAATTAGTAGGAATTAATCCTGCAGGTGGGTGTTCATAAAATTCCCAAGCACTTTGTAAGTTAGATTTTTGGTCATGAGGGAATCTATCAATAGGTTTTAAATCTGGGTTAGCTTTAAACTTTACTCCAAAAATATAATCTTTATCAGGAATTATATTTCCAATTGTTCTTAAATGTTTTTTGTATTGGTACTTATCATTATTTGCTTGGACTTCCCTAAGCATAGCAATAGGAAATTTATTACCTGTTCTAGATAAAAACATTTCTGAAGGCTTAATAGGCCTAGACATTATTAATTCATCATAAGCTACAGTATTATTAGCTCTTTTAGCTTTCTCTCTTTCATAATACTCATACTCTAATGCTTTTTCTATATTAGTATTTCCATTCTTATCTTTAAACATTTCATTCGTATAATAAGCTGGTAAGAAAAATCCTATTTTATTTCTACCCTCATAAATATCATTAAAACTTAAAAAATCATAAGCTTCAGGATCTCTAAATATAATCTCTGTTTCAATAACTTTGTCAACATCCCCTGATGTACCAATGTATAAAGAAGATCCAAATTTACCTGTACCCAAGTCTTGTGTGGATCTATTAGCTCCATGTATTGTAAGTAAACTGTCTTCTAAACCTACCTCTTCTATTACTATTACAGTATAACGCCCTCCAACAGCAGCTTGTTTATTTTCTTTAAAAGTCTCATGTTTTAATAATGTTCCTGTACCTACAACTTTTGTAGTGTTTCCAATTTTTTTCTCATAATGAAATCTATATGGATTTTTAGAATTACCTACTTTTAATGTTCCAGAACTTTGTCTAGAAAAAGGTGGAGGAAACATCTCTCTACCATCTGAGTATTCTCCTGGTAAATTATCTAGAGAATCTTTAAATTTATCTAGTAAATCTGAAGATTTAGATGCAACAGGTGCTCCACAAAATATCTCTACTTTATTTCTCTTAGCTAAAAAGTCTTCTATACTTTTTGCTCCATCTGTCAAATACTCATGTTCTAATATAGCTGATGCCATAAAAGATTTACCACCCCCTCTTGATCCAAACAAGAATAAATTAGTAGAGTAGTTATCATATAAAGGAATACCTAAAGGTTCTTTATGTGTAGAGTTTAAACATTCTAAAGGATCTATATATTCTTTTAATGTACCATTTTCTTTATAACAATCTTCTGTTAAAGTTTCTAGTAAATGTAAAGGAATGTCAGCATTATTAGGATGCTTTAATTTTTGCTCTTTTAAATAAACTGTATAGTTAGAAGTATAATTAGGATCATTTTTAAATCCACTAAATCCTCTAGCTATAAACCATAAGTTCATTATAGTATAATTAATATCCCAAAGAAAAGGCCTAGATTTAATCCTTTGTTTTTTTATTGTAACCATCATTGTATGATAGTTAATAAAGTAATATAGTTGAGGAGGAATAAATCTATATCTTAATCCTTGGCTAGTTTCTTCTTTTCCCCAATAACCATAAATTAACCTATTTAACTCCTCTGTCCAATATATTTCATAAGCAGAACTATTAGGATGTAAGTTAGGATGGGTTTTAATAAAATCTGAATTATTCTCTATTATAGGGAATAATAAATCTGTATTTATTGTCATTCTTTAGGAGGTCCAGGTTTTATATCTTTTCTTTTACTTGTATCTGAAGGGTGGTCATTAATTCCTTTTAGAAGATTATCTATAGTAGAATTTAAATCTATTGGAATAAATGTAATTTTTATGGGATCAAAAGCAACATAATTATAATCTTCAAATTCTTTTAAAGCAAGTCTTAAATTTTTTTTTGTGTCTTTAGCAGAAATATCTCCTTCTACCTCAATAACTTTATCTTCGGTATCAATCAATATTATCATCTTTTATATTTAACTCTTCAGCATTTTTTTTGTCTAGTTCTTCTTGCCAAGCAGCTTGTTGAGCTTTATTATAAGTTTTCATAATACTTGAATACCAAAAATATCTTCCTTCTTTTAAAGAAAATTTTTCTCCTGGCTTTGGTTTATTATATTGATTTGGAGTGTTCATTGGGTACATAATATGTTATTTAATGTTACAAATATATTTATTATAATCTAATACTAGTTCTTCATCTACTTCAATATTTTTTAAAGTATATAAATAAACTAAATCACCTTTTTCAACAAAGGTACAATTCTCTTCTTTAGAATGGTTAATAAATCCCCCTAAAGGTAATCTAATTAATTCATTATCAACTAACTTATGAGAGACTCCTAAATTAGTATCTTTTGCTATTTCTTCACCAGCAAATAAACCATTTCCTTCTATATCACTAAAGCCTATAAATAATTCTTTTGGTAAAGGTCTGTATGTATAATTTTTTGGAAGTTTGCTCATATTATTAGTTTAATAGTTTTTCAGTAAATGATTCTTCTCTACCACCTCTAGCTCTAGTTTCAATATTTTCTGTTTGATACTCTTTATAAATTTTACCAAATGCTTCCCATATTGCTTTAGATTCTTTTAACATTTTATCTAACATTTCAAATGTTCTTTCATTATAAGTTTGTTTTTCAATAAACTTATTTCTTTCTTCTATCTTATCTTGCCAAGTCTTTAATTCTCTTTGTATCTTAGTTAAAACTACTTTAGGATACTGCTGAATTAAGTCTTCATATTTACTAAAATCAAACTTCTCATCTTCTAAGTAGTAAAGCTTAATGTCTTCTTCTCTTTCATCTTTTCTTAATCTAATCTTTGGACTATTAATATCACATAAAAGAAATATAGCCCACATAATTTTAGAAGTCCTAGTCTTTTCTCTACTACTTTTATAGAATGTTCTATAAGGCTCTGCATGCATAAACTCTGGGTTTACTTCCCAAAACTTACTAGCATTTTTTATATAATCAAAATTCTGCATCAAATAATAATCCATCGTCTGTGTTTTTATTATTATATAAATATAAATTTTTTGTATTTACTCTTTCTCCTGTTTCTATATCTGTAAACTCTTTTACTATAACTTCCTCAGTATCATAATAGTTTCTCTTTATTTCATCCCCTGCTTTAATTTTTCTAGTTGCTACTAAGTAATGACCATTTACTTTAACATTAGGATCAAAAGAATGTTTTATATATTTTACAATAGGGTCTATTACATGATAATTATCTTCTAGTTGTATTGTGTATTGGGTAGGTACTTTGGATTCTTCACAACAAATAAATAAAATACTTTCTCCTACAAAAAAATCTTTATCAGAGATAACTACTTTTAATCTATTTTTTTGTATTATTTTAAAATTATTATTATTCATGTATTAATCTATCTTTAAAAATTTCTGACAAACTATCATGGTATAAAATTAAATCTTCTCCTTTTAATAATTTTTTTAATTGCTTTTGATCTAATGGTAATTCTAACAAAAGGTCTTTAAATTTATTATTTGCTGATCTAAGTTTTAGTTCTTTTTTATCATAAATAGGAGTTTCATTAAGATCTACAAAACAGTCTATTCTTGGAAAATGAACAATAGCCCTTATTGCTTTATCTAAAAAACAAATAGGAACTGTAGTATTCATTAATAAGAAAAATCCTGAACTTGAACATTCTTCAATAGGATAAAGAATTATATCTTCATAATCCTCAATAGCTTTAGTTAAAGGATGTACAAAACTTGTATAACCTCCAGGAGTATTAATAAAAAAGTTAATTGGTAAATCATTATTATTTAAAAATGTTATGGCATCATTAATTGCTGATAACTCAAAATCATTGTTAAAAATATAAGTTAATCTTTTATTATCTACAATTAGTTCCATAATAAAGGTTTAAGCAATAATTTCTTTTGAAATTCTAAGAGATATAGTAGTACAATTACCATGAACATAAATGAATTTATCTGAAGGAGTTGATAATTCAATATTAAAAAATAATTCTTTAGATTCTCCTGGTTCAATTATTGTGCCAGTGTCAATTCCTGAAGGAGTTGTACACCCACAACTTTTAGCTACACTCCTACAAGTAAATCTAGTAGTGCCAATATTTTTTACCATAGAAGATCCTGAAACAGATTCATTCTTTTTACCAGTAACAGTTACAGTTGATGGTTCAAATACTATTGTAGTAATATCATTATTTAAGTCTAAGTTATTTTCCATTTTGTTCTATTATTATGTTATTTTGTGATTTAAAGTTTGACCAACTTTCTTGGTCCATCATATCAGGAAAACAAGGGTTATCTACTTTTTTACACCCTGCGGTACCATAATATAAGTCAGGAGTTTCACATCCACATTCTAAACAACTACCATTTACAGTACATTCTTTAGCTGCTTCTGCTCTCCATAACACTTGCTCTTTTTCCCAATCAGGTAAAAAACCTGCCTCCCTGACTTGAGCAGAGAGGAAGTTTTTTACATTCTTAAAATTAATCTTTGCAGGGTTAGCTGCATTTGGATCTGCAAACATATATTTTATTTATGTTAGTTCTAAAATATCCCAATTTTCATCAAAGTCTGATTTGGATTTCTTAGAAGACTCTTTTTTATATTCTTCTTTTTCTTCACTTTCATCTTCAGACTCCTCACTCATAAGAGGGTTTTCTTCAAAATACTTTTTCATACACTTATATGAACTTTTTTCAATATCATATATGTCAACAGTTAATAGCCAACCATTTGATATTTTTTCAATAGTTTTTGTAATGTCTTCTTTATCATTACTTTTAGTTAAAGTGAATGTTTCTTTGTCAGTACTTTTAGACATAGAATATGACTTTTTTTCTACTGCATTTTTTTCTTTTACTACGAACATGTTTCCTTTCATTTTATTATATATTATGTTTAACGGTTATTATATCTTCTGGGATTAAAAAAGTAAGTTCTAGAGGATCTTCAGTTTCTTCTATTTTATAACAATAAAAAGAGAATGGCATCATACCTTGTAAATAACTACCAAATACTGGTCTAGCATCTTTGTTTGGATCATTTCCTTCAGGATGTTTGTAACTTACAATAGGTCTGTCTACAAAATGGTCTGAAACAGATACTATATCTCCTAGAGAATAAGCAGAGTTTAAACCTGTCTTTAATACTTTAAAAGCATTTTTAATTTCTGTAGCTTGCTTTTCAATTCCAATTAGTTTTGAAGCTAATTCACTCTTGTAAGCATAGCACTGGATTAAGACATGCTTTTCTTTTTCAATGTTAAAATTGAAATCTGGAATACTTTTTTCTTTAAATTCTTTTACAGTCATGATTTTTGTTGTTTTGGTTTATAATTTAATTGTTTTAATGTGTTTATAAGGTTTTTTACTTTCTTTTGGTTTCTTGCTTTAAATGCTGCTCTTAATTTTCTCTTTAGTTTAAATATACTTGGGATTAGTTTTCCAAATTGTTCAAAATATATTTCCCTTTCTGAATGGGATAGCATTTCTTTTTTGACATGAGTTATATAATCTTTATATATTTCTTCTACTTCTTTCTTATTTATATTTAATCTCTCTGCAACTTGAGTATAAATGTTATCCATTGATTATTATTTAACCCATTATAATTCTTAAGCCAATGTAAAGTAAAATAAAAATTATTATTTTATAAGGTTTTTTTATAAAATCTTCTAAATTACTTGTTTTTTTAAGCCACACATGTAGCCAAATCATAATGTACAAAAATATAAAAATATTTATTAATGTAAACAAAAAATTTATCATACTAAAATAATATTAATGGATTCATCTAAACTTAAACAGATGGTTAAGTTCTTATAAGTGGTTAATTCTTCATAATCTTCTATACCTAACTCCCTCTTTAAAGTCTGATAAGTACTATTATTCATTATTAAAAACTTTCTATACTTTGAATTATAAATTTTTATAATATCTATTAGACTCTTATTCATACTGAAAGGTTATTTCTAGTTTAAACTCTTTACTTTTGTATAAAGTAATTAGCCAAGAAGGTAATTCATACTTCTCAATTTTAGCTTTTGAAAATTTATCACTAGATAAACTCATTTTTTTAGTAATAATATTATTTTTAACTAGCCTATCATTAATGTAAGCCCCTACATATGAAGAATATACACCTATTTCTTTAGCTATAGCCACATGCATTTGATTCATATTTTTAAATTGCTTACCATTTAGCTTTTGATCCTGATCTAAAATATAATATAGTACCCAATATAATACTTCATAAGTTTTATCTGATAATAATATTCCTTTACTAGCTAATAATACCCTGGCTCTTTCTATAAACCCTTCTTTTTTGTTATTTTTAAACTCTTGTTTTAAAATTTTCATTTTAATTTTGTTTTATGTAGTACAAAAATATAACATTTTTTTTAAATATTATGTTTTTTTTATTTTAATCTAAAAATACTAGTTCTTTTTCTAACATTTCTTCTAAAGTATCCTCTGTAAACTCGCTACAATCCTTTGCTAATTGTATAAAATCCTCAAAATCATCTTTATGTATTCCAAACCTGTCTAATTTATAAGTCTCATAAGGAGCACAGGTCTCATCTAATGCAATCTCTGCCAGTTTTACCCCCTGAATATTACCCTGATTAGGATGAATAGTTATCCAAATACAAGTATACTCCTGCCCCTTAGTAATCCACTTCTTTGAAGGTATCTTATTAGGCTTGTCTAAATCATTGATACATATTAATCTACACATATTACTTAATTTTTAAAAGCTCATGCCTAACATTGTACCATAATTTTGCCCTAGTAGTACTAATTAATTCATTAGCAGTTATTATACTACATTCTGCTGCAAGGGTTTGTAACTTTTCTCCCTCAATTATATTATCTTTAAGCAATTTTGTATAAGAATCTACTAATTCTTTAGCTATTTCTTGATGTATCATTTAATTTATTTTTATGTTCTTCATAATAACTTATAATAAATCCCAAAAGTACCACTATGTTCATACCACAAGATACCAATACCTCATGTATATCCTCATAGATAGTAGTCATAAGGTGTATATGCCCCACTGTCCAAAAAGGAATAGCTAAATTTTGTGAAATCCACACAATTAAATACTTTAAAAAATTTATCATATTTAAATTTTATACAAAATTAAATATTTTTTTTCAACTAACAATAAAAAAAAATACCAGCCTTTTCTAATTAAAGAAAAAACTGGTATATATAAGTAAAATATTATGTATATAACTCTAACCCTTTAACTAATAAGTTAAATAAGTTCTTTTAAAGCATAGAAAGGTTAACCCAGACTTAACAGGCATCCCTTTATTTTAGTAAACTTAGTTTCTTTGTTCCTATTAAGTAGTTGGTTTATAAGTAATCATATATTTCTACTTAGATTACCTACTATCCTGTATACATTAAAAGTAGAATTACTCTATTTAAACTTTTAATCTTCCTCTCCTTACCCTTCAGGTGAGCTTGTTATCCTGGGAGGTCCTACCTTATTCAAAACTATCTAGTGAAATCCTTACCAACCAACTTTTCAGTTCAAATCTCAGGGCACTAGAATTTGTCTCAGTGAAAAAACTGATGCAAAGTTAAGTAAAAAAAAGTTATTGATACCATATTTTTTAAAAATTTTTTTGGAGACCCCGTAAAATCTAAATTTTTTAAAATTTTTTTTAACCCCCCTAGGTAAAATTGTTTTTGAAACTGGGTGCTGGAGTATCCTTCCAACCAAGCCCCAGCTGACTTCGGGATTTTGGAATAGTCCCACTTATTATTAACAATTAAATTTTTCAATTATGCAATCAAATTCCA